TGACTTATTCCAAGATGAGGAAATAAGCATCAATTTGTCGGTGCAGAATGTCCAAGATATCTCAAAGGTATTTACGGACTTCACGCAGTCATTCACCGTACCCGCCTCTCAAACCAACAATCAGATTCTTGCCCATTATTATAGGACGGACTTGACTGCTGGGGTTGACTTTCGCCTTCGGCAAGAGGCGAAGATTGAAATTAACTCTCTTCCCTTTCGTACTGGCGTAATGCAAATGGAAGCCGTACAACTAAAAGGTACGGAGCCTTATGCTTATACCCTTTCGTTTTATGGGGACTTGGTAAACCTAACTGATCTATTCGGGGAGGACTACCTCTATGACTTGGACTTCAGCGCGTATGATCACGACTATAATGGGGCAACTATTCAACAAGGTTTTGATTCGGATGCACTTTTTAGCGGAGAGGTCTTTTATCCCCTAATGTCTCCCGTAAGAAATTGGGTGTACAATGTTAGCAGTTCCTCTGACCCGAGACACGAAGACGATATTCAGTTTGTAACGGGACACGCGGGACACCATCACGGGGTGAGATATGATGAGCTAAAACCTGCCGTTAAGGTCGTTAAGATTCTTGAGGCGATGGAAACCAAATACGGAATCAATTTCGTTGGGGACTTTATGAGCGATACGCAGTTTAATAAACTCTATTTGTGGGCGCATCGCTTTGAAGGATACTTGTATGATTCCTCAACGGCTATTGAATGGCAACTAATTAATTTCAATCGCTCTACGGGTGGAGGGTCAGAATTTAATCTAACTACTGACACTTGGACGGTTGTAGATACGGACACCTATGAGCTGCGAATTACCTTGCAGAATGTAGGCACAAACTATGAGATAGGATTGTTCCAAAACGGCAATCAAATAGGCATAGCCCAAGAGAATGCTCATCCCGCCTCAAGCGTTCTCATCACTTTTCAGGGTTATATCTTTGATGCTGGAGATGAGGTACAAATCAAGATCCGCCCTCGTTCGGCAGCAACTTTCAACTACCAAGTAACGGATTACACGGCCTACGATGAATCTACAATCACTCAACGCTTTGAGGTAGATCAAACGGCTTTCGCTACTTACACTTTTCAACTTGCTATGAGTCCTTTGATGCCTGAAATAAAGGTGAAGGATTTTCTCGCTGGTATCATAAAGATGCACAACCTTGTTATCACGCCTAATAGCACAACGGAGTTTAATCTACAAACCCTAAACGATTGGTATGCGGATGGCGTTAATCAAGATCTAACGACCTATATGGATATCAATGAGGTATCTATAAATCGCCCACAGTTATACCGAGAAATCAGCTTTGATTATCAAGATACGGAGCAGATATTAGGATACGAATACCAACGCGCAAATGCCGTTGGTTATGGTGATCTTAACGCCTTTTTCAACTGGGATGGTGATACATTCAATATCAACCTTCCTTTTGAATGCCCATTGTTTGAACGCCTAACGGATATTGACAACGGAACACTCACCAACATCCTCGTATACAAATCCCAAACGCGGGAGTTTGATACGGATTATGAAAACCGCTTCCAGCCTTATGTGGGTGCGCCTATTTTGATTTACGGGGAGTTTTCAGTTGACATAAGCGCAAACCCCATATCGTTTGTAGATGAGGCAGACATTGAAACGCAAGTAAACAATGTTTGGTATGCTAATGTATCAAGCACAAGTGTTGGAACGGGATTAGCTTATTCGCTATGCTGGGGAGCAGATACTGATCCCTTCTATTTCCTCCCCGTAGGCAAGAGCCTGTATCAAACCTATTGGGAGGACTACATCTCTGACTTATATGATTCCAAGCGTAGGATTGTCCAAGCAGAAGGCGTATTGCCTATTGGTAAGATCCTAAACCTACAACTCAACAACAAGCTTATTTGGAACAACCAAAGGTGGTTTGTAAATACCGCCAATGTAAATATGACTACTGGCAAGGTGAGTTTTGAATTATTGAACGAGGTATGACAAAGGGCTTTATTAGTTATTTAATTGAGGTACTCCAAGGTGATGACCACCTTGGCGTATCAGACAATGTAGAGATAGCAAAGGGAAAATATCACCTTCCAACCACTTGGGGTGAAGGTAAAAAATTGATACGCAGACAATGGCTGAACAAGTAGAAGTAGAGATTAAAGTATCCTCCAATATTGGGGAGGCTGCTGGGGATGTAACCAGCGGAATTGATAGTATCAAAAGCTCTGCTAAAGAAGCCCAAGCAAGTGTTGTTGATATGGGGGAAAGCACGGACGGTGCTATCCAGCTTATTGATGAGGGCTTTGGTGGTATTGGAACGCGAATTAAAAACGTATACAAGGGCGCAACCGCATTAGGTAAAAACTTTGTTGCTTCCTTTAAGGCGGGTATCGCTGGTGCAAACGGGATGAAGAAAGCCCTCGTTGCTTCGGGCATTGGGGCTTTGGTCGTTGCACTTGGCTTGATCGTAGCCTATTGGGATGACATCTTGGGATTGGTCAATGGCGTAAGCTCTGCCCAAAAAGACCAATTAGCAGCAGCGGAGGCAAACGTAGCAGCACAAGAGGAGGCATCCGAGATGCTCTCCTTGCAAGAAAACTCCTTGCGCCTTCAGGGCAAGAGTGAGCGTGAGATTCGGGATTTAAAAATCCAGCAGACCAACGAGACTATTGCTGCTCTTGAGGCTCAATTGGAAACCCAAAAGCAAATCAAGAAATCACAAGTAGAGGCTGCCAATCGCAACAAGGCCATCCTTCAAGGGATCATACGCTTTGTTACCGCACCTATCACCTTGCTTCTTGCTGGTATTGATGCGGTAGGTAAAGCCTTTGGTAAGGACTTTGGTTTAGAGGAAGGCTTCTCCGGGGGAATTGCTGGATTGGTATTTGATCCCGATGAGGTAGCAGCAGAGGGTGATGCTGCAATCAAAGAGACGGAAAAGAAACTTGCTCAACTCAAAAACACAAGGGACGGCTACCTTGTAGCCAATCAAAATGAAGAAAAGGTAGCAGCTAAATCCGCGCAAGATGCGCGAGATAAAGCGGGTGAGGAGCAATTAAGAAAGCAACAAGAGTTGCAAAATAAACTCCTTGAGTCCGAGGCCAACTACCAAAAGCAGTTGCAAGACACAAGGGACAAATTTGATGAGTTGGTATTGTCCCAGCAAGTATCTGCCGAGCAACAAGAAATCAATGCCGTCTATGACAAGTTCTTTGCTCTTGAAGAAGCCTATGCAAATAACGCGGAAGAACTCGCGCAGATAGAAGCGCAACGCAATAAGGAACTTGCAGCCATCAACGACAAGTACCGCAAGGAAGAGGCCGATGCCCAACAAGAAGACTTGGACAGGCAAAAAGCCTACCGCCAACAAATAAAAGACCTTGCGGTGGATTCGGTAATGAGTACGTTTAGTTCCCTAAAGGAACTCAATAGTATCTATGACAAGGATAGCGAAGAGGCAGCCAAACGCGCCTTTATGCGCGAGAAAGCCTTGAGCCTTGCAGAGACCATTGTAAGCACTTATTCCTCTGCTCAAAAGGCATATGCCTCCCAGTTGATTCCGGGCGATCCTACGTCCGTTGTACGCGCTCAAATAGCTGCTGGTGTAGCCATTGCGGGTGGCCTCGCAAGAGCTGCCACCATCGCCTCTCAAAAGTTCCAATCTTCAAGTGAGAGTTCCACCGTACCTTCCGCGCCTTCTGCGCCAAGTGTGCAAGGCGTATCGCCTCAATTCAATATCGTAGGACAAGGAGGTACGAACCAACTGGCGCAAAGCATTGGTGCTAAATTTGACCAACCTATCCGCGCCTTTGTCGTAGGAGGCGATGTAACAACCTCTCAAGAGTTAGAACGCAAACGAATTAAAACCGCAACATTCGGATGAAACTAATAGAACTGATCATAGATGAGAATGAATTCTTCTCCGGCATCAATGCCATCTCCCTTGTGGAGTACCCAGCCATTGAGGAGGACTTTATTGCCCTCTCCAAGCAGAAGGTAGAATTCGCTACCCAAAACGCAGAGAAGCGCATCCTTATGGGTGCTGCTCTCGTTCCCAACAAACCCATCTATCGCAAGGACGGTGAGGAGGAGTTTTATGTCTACTTCACCAAAGACACCATCCGCAAGGCGAGTGAGATGTTCTTTCAAAAGGGCAACCAAAATAACTCCACCCTTGAACACGAAGATAGCATTGACGGGATGAGCGTTGTGGAATCTTGGATCATTGAAGATGAGGAGAAGGACAAGAGCCGTATGTACGGCCTTGAGCTTCCAGTAGGCACTTGGATGGTATCTATGAAGGTCAACAACCCTGACATTTGGGAGAACTACGTCAAGACCAACAAGGTCAAGGGCTTTTCTATTGAAGGCTACTTTGCCGACAAGGTAAATATGAGTCGCAACCCCCTTGCCGAGATTGAAGAGCAAGAGGCTGCTCTGATCCTATCCTCCATCGTAGGTATCATCAAGCGAGACGGCAGACGCAAAAGCGGTAAGCGTTTGGAGATGGAATCCTACACCGACTACCCCGATGCGGTGAAGAACAATGCCAAGCGAGGCATTGAGCTAAACGAAAAGAACGGAAACAAGTGCGCTACTGATGTCGGCAAGATACGAGCGCAACAACTCGCACAAGGCAAACCCATAAGCGTAGAGACCATCACCCGTATGTATTCCTATCTCTCAAGAGCCGAAGAGTACTACGATGAGAGCGACTCCTCTGCGTGTGGTACTATATCCTTCCTCCTATGGGGAGGGAAGGCTGGTAAACGATGGGCAGAATCTAAACTCAAAGAACTTGGTAAACTATGAAACCCCCTAAAGTAAACAACGCATCACCCAAAGGCTCAAAGCGTGGGTGCTTATGCAAGGACAAGAACACCTACTCCCGTAAGTGCTGCGATGGTAGCCTATGGGCGCAAGGCGTGGGCAATGTAACCTTGCCCTCTTAAAAATGTAACAAAACATTCAAGCATAGTCATTTATTTAGAAGCAATTCAAATTATGAAGGCACAAAACGTATTGAACAAAATCTTGACCGAACTCGCACAAATCCGCAAGGTAGAGTTCGCTCAAATGAACCTTGAGAACGGTACTATTCTTGAGGCTGAAGAGTTCGCTCCTGAAAACGAAGTATTTATTATTTCGGGCGAGGAGCGTGTACCCGCACCAGTCGGGGAACACAAATTGGAAGATGGAAGCATCCTCGTTATTGTTGAGGAAGGCATCATCTCCGAGATCAAGGAGGCTGAAGCCCCCGAAGCAGAGGTAGAGGTTGAGATGCAATCCGAGGAAGCCGTAGCGGTTGCCGAGGAGGTTGCTGCTGACGTTGCTACGGAAGCTGCTGATGCAATCACCGAAGAGGTATCTGCTGCCATTGAGGTTGCAGTTGCCGAAGCTCTTGCTCCCGTTGTTGAGGAAGTTGCTGCCGAGATGAAGAAGCTCCGTGAGGAGTTGTCATCTGCCAAGACGGAGATGGCTGCTATGGAGAAGAAGTTCTCTTCTCAATCTGCTGCCCGTCCTATCAAGCACAACCCATCCAAGCAAGAACCTAAACAAGCAATGTTCTCATCCAAGCGTCAACCCAACACGCTTGACCGAGTATTGGCAAAATTGAATAACTAATTTTTTTCTTTTTTTAAAATGGCTACGACCACTTCTATCACCACTTCATACGCTGGACAGTTTGCTGCCAAGTATGTATCTGCTGCTTTGTTGAGCGCAGACACGTTGGATAAAGGTCTCGTTGAGATCCTCCCCAACGTAAACTTCAAGTCAACCTTGCAAAAGGTTGCTACCGATGACATCGTAAAAGATGCAACGTGTGACTTCACCCCTACCTCTACGCTGACGTTGACCGACCGCGTATTGGAGGTTGAGCCTTTCCAAGTTAACCTTCAGCTTTGTAAGAAGGACTACTACGATTCTTGGATTGGTTCTCAAATGGGCTACTCTGCTTACGATAGCATCCCCGCCTCTTTCAGCGATTTCTTGATTGCACACGTTGCTGCCAAGACCGCACAAAAGATTGAGCAAAACATTTGGCAAGGCGTTAACGCTACTGCTGGTGAGTTTGACGGCTTCACTACTTTGATGGCTGCTGATGCTGACGTTGTAGACGTAACTGGTACTACCGTTACTGCTGCAAACGTCATCACCGAGCTTGGCAAGGTTGTAGACGCTATCCCTTCTGCTCTTTACGGCAAGGAGGACTTGACCATCTACGTTCCTCAAAACGTAGCTAAAGCGTATGTTCGCGCTTTGGGTGGTTTCGGTACTTCCGGTTTGGGTGCTAACGGTGTTGACAACAAAGGCACTATGTGGTACGGTCAAGGCGATTTGTTCTTTGATGGTATCCGCGTTGCTATGGTTAACGGTTTGGCTTCTAACAAGATGGTTGCTGCTCAATCTTCTAACTTGTTCTTCGGTACTGGCCTTGAGTCTGACCGCAACGAGGTGAAGGTTTTGGATATGGGCGATCTTGATGGCTCAAACAACATCCGCGTTATCTTGCGCTTCTTGGCTGGTGTTCAGTATGGCATCGGTGCTGACTGTGTATTGTACGCCTAATTGATTTGATTGATTAACCTCAAGGGGGTGAGGGTTCTGCCCCACCCCCTTTTTTATTTAAAAAGATATGGCTTGTAACTTAACCGCTGGACGTGCCATCCCTTGTAAAGACGTTGTTGGTGGCATCAAAGCTGCCTACTTCGTTAACTACGGGGATTTGGGTACACTCACCTTGACAAACGATGAGGTGACAGATATGAGTGGAACTTTCTCCGCTTACAAATACGAACTAAAAGGTGCTTCTAACTTGGAGCAATCTTTCAACTCAAGCCGTGAGAACGGCACTACCTTCTTTGAGCAGACGTTGACTTTGCAGTTCACCAAGCTCACGAAGGAAGACAACAAGGAGTTGAAGTTGATGGCTTACGGACGCCCTCACGTTGTAGTTCAGGACTACAATGACAACTGCTTCTTAATGGGTGCATATCACGGTGCAGAGGTTACTGGTGGCTCAATTGTTACTGGTACTGCTATGGGTGATTTGTCGGGTTATACCTTAACTTTGACGGCTCAAGAAGTTCTTCCCGCAAACTTCATCGCAAGTCCTACGGCATCTGATCCATTTAACGGTATGGCAAGTGCTACGGTAACGATTGTTGAGGGTACGAACTCCTAACATTTCTTTCATTTGGTAGGGAGAGGGGGCGTAAGCCCCCTTTCTTTTGGAATAAACTTTGGCATTTTAGTTATTTAATTGAGATGCATATAATAACACCCACACAAGGTCAAGAAATTCGGTTTATCCCACGGGTGGCGGTGGCTTCGCCCAACACTCAAATTATTGATGAGAGCCGAAACAAAGACATTACCTCCGAGATATTAAACCAATCGGGATCGTATACAAACGGGATAACAACCTTGTTTCTAAATTTCAAGGAAGGAAAATTCCCCGTAGAGGGAAGGTTCTATACCTTCAAGGCATACAACATTGCTACGGGAGATGTTTACTACCGAGGCCGTTTGTTCTGCACCGCCCAAACTATCTTTGACAAGTACACCGTCAACGAGGGGGTATATACCGAAGAAGATTCTTTTGACAATGAATTCGTGATCATATGAGCAAATTCCATTTTGTAAATCTATCAAGCTACACCTCCCCGGAGATCAGGGAGGTAAGCAACCGCGATTGGGTGGAGTACGGAGAGGATAACAATTACTTTCAATTCCTGATAGACCGCTTTCAAGGAAGCCCTACTAATAACGCCATCATCAATGGCATCTCCGAACTGATCTATGGAAAGGGCTTGGATGCTACGGATTCAGCGCGTAAGCCCGAAGCCTACGCTCAAATGAAGTCCCTCTTTAGTAAGCAATGCCTTCGCAATGCGTCTTCGGATTTTAAGATGCTTGGGCAATGTGCTTTTCAAGTCATCTACTCCCAAGACCACTCCGCTATCACGGAGGTATACCATATGCCCGTTGAGAGCCTACGAGCCGAGAAGTGCAACGAGGAAGGCGAGATTGAGGCGTACTACTACGCCAAGGATTGGAGTGATGTAAAAAATAATAAAGAAACGCCTCAACGCATTCCCGCTTTTGGATTTTCCAACGAAGGCATTGAAATCCTATACGTCAAGCCCTACCGCGCTGGATTCTATTACTACGCCCCCGTGGACTATCAGGGAGGCATTCAATACGCAGAGCTTGAGGAGGAGGTAGCCAACTACCACCTCAACAACATCAAGAACGGGATGTCCCCCTCTATGCTTATTAACTTCAACAACGGAGTACCTACGGAGGAGGAGCGTTACATCATTGAGAACAAGGTAGCGGAGAAGTTCTCCGGAACTTCCAACGCTGGTAAGTTCATCTTGGCATTTAACGACAACAAGGAGATGGCTGCGGATATCACGCCCGTTCAGCTCTCCGATGCTTCCCAGCAATATCAGTTCTTGGCTGACGAGGCAATGCGTAAGATTATGGTTGCCCACCGCGTTACCTCTCCTATGCTTTTGGGCATCAAAGACCAAAGCGGATTGGGTAACAATGCGGATGAGCTTATGACGGCTTCGCAGTTGTTTGACAACATCGTAATCCGTCCGATGCAAGAGACCATCCTTGATGGCTTGGACAAGATCCTCGCCTACAACGATATCTCTTTGAACTTATACTTCAAGACCCTCCAGCCTATTGAGTTCACCGATGCAACGGTGACCAATCAAGCTATCATTGAAGAAGAAACTGGCGTTAAGATGTCAAGCGACATCCCATCCTTTAGCAAAGAGGAGGAATCTGCTTGGATTGAAGAACTGCGGGGAAAGGGTGAGGTCATTGATTTAAACGAATGGGAACTCATCTCTGATGAGGTAGTCAATGACCCCGACAACGAGGATTCCCACCTCTCCAAGCAATATAATTTTGGCGTTGAGGACTACTCCAATGCTGACGGAGATAGCAAATACGATAGTGGCCTTTACAAGGTACGTTATGCATATACTCGCAACTTGAGTGCTAACTCCCGCCTCTTTTGTCAAGAGATGGTTTCGGCAGCCAATAGTGGGGTGGTATTCCGCAAGGAAGACATTGATATGATGTCTTTTTCGGGTGTCAATGGACAGTTCGCACCAAAAGGGCGTAATGTCTACTCCATTTGGAAGTGGAAGGGTGGCGTTTACTGCCACCACGCTTGGAGGCGTTTGGTCTACTTCCGCAAGAGAAATAATAAAGGGGAGTTCTTGCCCGATGCTGGTCTTGAGAATGACAAGGTGGTAAGCACCGAAGCAGCAATCAAGGCTGGTGTGCCAAGCAAGAAATTAGTTCCAACGGCTTGGGATGAAGCCCAAACACGACCAATTGACACACCTAATAGAGGCTCACTAAAAAATAGATAATGGCAACGGCATTATTCATTACACGACAAGACATTGTCCGCAATACGGCTCTTGGGGGCAATGTGGACACGGACAAGTTTATCCAGTTCATTAAGATTGCTCAAGAGATCCACATCCAAAACTATTTGGGTAGTAAGCTCTACGACAAGATTGCAGCGGATATCCTTGCTGGAACGCTCACGGGCAACTATCTGACATTGGTAAACACCTATGTGCAGCCTATGCTGATTCACTTTGCTATGATGGAGTATATGCCCTTTGCAGCATATACCATTGGCAACGGAGGGGTGTATAAGCACCAAAGCGAGAACTCTGCGAGTGTAGACAAGACGGAGGTGGATTTCTTGATTGAGAAGGAGCGTAAGATTGCGGAGTTCTACGTCCGCAGATTTGTGGACTATATGACCTACAACCAATCGTTGTTCCCGGAGTACTACGCCAATGTCAACGATGATATGTATCCCGATCAAGATGTACAATATAGCGGATGGGTACTATGAGCAAGAAGCGAAACTACGAACCCAAGAAGGTGAACGTATTAAAGCTTAAAAGTTATTTAATTAGGAAAGAAGCAAAGAAATGAGTAATCTAATAAATTGGGGGGCGATATACTGCGAAAGCTGGTGGGGCGATACTGACCTAACTACGCTTTCTATTCAGAATGAGAGCGCACCTCCTTGCTTTGCTCCTACCAATGATATTGCTATTGCTTTCCAAGAGCGTGTAGAGGCCGATGGTGGTACACTTGAGGGCTACGATTGCTTGGTAGCTGCCTTGCAAGATCTTGGAGAAGATAACTATTATGAATTGTGGGACACCTACATTTTGAGAATGACAAACGATGGGGCAACGATAGAAGCAGAAGATTGCCTAATTGACCAACTATTTAACTTGAATTGATATGAGTTTTTTTGATAGCGCCTCATTGGTACAAATTCCTTCGGGAGTGAAGGATGGGGTTTTGTATAGTGTCAAGCCTATTGATGGTAGTGGCGATTTGACTTTTAGTCGTGGTAGCGATATTGAGGCCACGAGGGTGGCAAGTAACGGCTACATTGAGAAAGCCAAAGTAAATCTATTGACCTACTCCAATACTTTTAGCAATGCGGCTTGGAGTAAAACCCGTTCTTCACTTGTTGGCGGTCAAGCGGGATACGATGGCTCAAATGATGCTTGGGCTTATGTAGACACTACAGACAATAGCACGCACTTATTATATCAAGCGTTAACGCTTGGCGCACAAGTAGCAACCTTTAGCGTTTATGCAAAGGCGGCAGCGGTTGACTTTTTAGTATTCCGTTTTGAGGGTGCTACGGGCGTAGATTACGCCTACTTCAACTTGAGCAACGGAACGCTTGGTACTATCGATGCGGACTACATTGATACAAAAATAACTAATGTAGGCGGAGGGTGGTACCGATGCGAAGCAACGCGTTTGCTGGGCGCAAGCGGAAATCAAGCCATCATTTTATCTGCTGAAGCGGACAACGACCCTACCTACGCTGGTGCTGGTACTACGGCTCTTTACCTACAAGACGCCCAAATCAACTACGGCCTTGTAGCGCAGGACTATGTAGAAACCACGACCACGAGCGTAGTAAGTGGGATTACCAATGACCTTCCCCGCCTTGACTATTCGGGGGGTGCTTCGTGTCCTTCGCTTTTGTTGGAGCCGAGCAGACAAAATTTGGTAACGCAGTCAGAATACATTGGCTCTTTGACTCCAGAAAGAGCAACAATAACATCTAACGCAGATACATCACCCGAAGGCGTTGTAAATGCAACATCATTTGTTGAAGATAGTACAACGGGAAGGCATAGAACATCGTTTTTTCAATCTGTAACAAGTGGTACAACTTATACCTTTTCAATGTTCGCTAAAATAAAAAGCGGTACACGATTACTTTGCATAAACAATGCGTCGACCATTGGCGCAAGAGCATATTTTGATTTAGTAAATGGTAATGTGGAAGGTGTTGACGCTGGAACAGCATCTATTCAAGCGTTTGCAAATGGCTGGTATAGATGCTCTGTTACTGCTACATCATCTGTTACTGGTAATGCTACAACATACTTCGGTTTAGAGGATGGTACTGCTGATAATGGATATGCTGGAGATGGCACAAGTGGGCACTATTGGTATGGTCTACAACTCGAAGCGGGTTCATATAGCACAAGTTACATCCCCACCTATGGAACCTCCGCCTCGCGCACGGCCGATGCGTGTAGCAAAACGGGCATTTCTTCTTTGATTGGGCAGACGGAGGGAACTTTCTTTGCGGAGGTTGACTTTACCGATACAAATTCAGACCAAATGTATTTAACGCTTTCCGATGGAACCACAAACAATAGAATACACATTGGGTTTAGTGATGCTTCTAATTGGATTTACTGCAATATTCGTTCGGGTGGGGCATCTCAAGGTTTATTGACTCTATCTTCCCCTTCTACTGGAATCAAAAAAATAGCCGTAGGATACAAGTTAAACGACTATGTTTTGTATATAAATGGGGATGAAATCGCGGTAGATACTTCCGCACTTGTTCCAGCTTGTAGCCGTCTTGATGTTGGCGGTTATTTAACGGCTGGACAAGAATATCCCATAAAACAAGCTCTACTATTCAAGACCCGCCTTTCAAACGCTGACCTTGCAACCTTAACCACCCTTTAAGATGAAACTACGCAAATACGCCTTTACCCCATCACAATGGGCCACCGCAAAGGCCAAGATACAAGTAAGTAACACCGACACCGAAGGTAATGAGGTGGTCGGTTGGGACACCTCAAAGGTGGTAGCGGTGGTGGAACTTGGAAACCTCGTAACCGCTCCCGCCGTTTATGACGAGGAGGGGAACGAAACAACACCCGCCACTTATTCCGACAAGTATAGCGTGGACATTCTTTGGAAGGGTGAACCCCTAACAACCTCCTTCGCCTCGTATGAGGTATGGTGTGCGCCTATGGGCGTTCACGCTATGGGTGGGCAGAAAGTCCGCGAGGAATGGGTAGAAACTTGTAAGAGCAAGAAGCCCGAATTGTTCCCCGATCCAAATGATGTTGAATAATGACACGCACCGAATCCATTAGCGCAACCTTTCTATCAACGGCAATCAGTTGGTTGACCCTTGACATCAACCCGATGCTCTCGGCAATCGCCTCTTTGTTTGCTATTGTCTTATCTGCGTTCCTTATCTACAAGACCTACCTTGAGATTAAGATTCGTAAAAATCAACTGAAATGACTTGGATTAAAAACCTATTTAGCGAAGGTGATGCCGTAAGCTCAAAGCGTTTCATTGGCATCTTGGGTGCGGTGACCCTTGTGGTGATGTTTATCATCAACTCTTTTAGCCCTACGACCATCGGGCCATCTGATGGCTTGGTAAATGCCGTTTTAGTATTGACGCTTGGTTGCTTTGGTTT